ATTCTCCGAGCTCGTTACCAAGAGTACAAGCGCGTTTTAAAAACGCTGATACTGTGCCCGGTGGTCGTATGTGAGAACTGGAAACGTGAGTTCGCCATGCACTCGCAGATCGGCCACCTGGTCGTTGTGCTAAAGGGATCGCAAAAGAAACGCCTGGAGCTTTTCCGCAAGATGAAAGATCAACGGCCTTTTCCGATCTTTGTTACCAACTACGAGGCCATGCAGATGAAAGAGCTCGTACAGGAGTTTCTCAACCACAAGTTCGAGGTCGGCGTATTCGATGAAAGCCAGCGACTCAAGAATCACACGGCGGTGCGAACCAAGATGGCGACGCTAATCGCGAAGGGTACAGCGCACAACTACATTCTCTCGGGCTCGCCTATCCTAAACACTCCGATGGATATTTTTGCGCAGTACAGAATCCTCGATCGCGGCGAGACTTTCGGCACGAGCTTTATGGAGTTTCGCGCTCGCTACTTCTTTGACCACAATGCAGGGATGCCCTCGCACAAATACTTTCCTGACTTCGAGCTCCGGGATTCTAAGATCGATGAGATCAACGAAAAGATTTATCAGAAGGCAATGCGCGTGATGAAATCGGAGTGCTTGGATCTTCCTGACTTGGTTCGCCAACAGGTTTATGTGGATCTTTCGCTTGAGCAACAGCGTATATACGATGAAATGAAACACAATTTCCTAGCGTTCCTTGACTCGGAAACGTGCACGGCGCAGCTTGCGATCGTGAAGGCGCTGCGGCTCCAGCAAATTGTTTCCGGGTACATCAAGCTCGATACAGGCGATGAGGTTCGGCTTCGCGACAATTACCGGCTCGATGCGCTCGAAGATATTTTGGAAGATATCCCACCTACGGAAAAGGTAATTATCTGGTCAACCTTTCGCGAGAACTACACGCAGATCGCCAGGCTGCTCCAAAAGTTGAAATGGGACTATACCGAACTCCATGGAGAAGTGGCGAGCAAGGATCGCCAGCCGAATATCGATCGCTTTCAGAATGATCCAAAGTGCCGGGCGATTATTTGCAACCAACAAGCGGGTGGGATCGGCGTGAATCTTACGGCGGCCGCGTACAGCATTTACTACTCGCGGAACTTCAGCCTGGAGCAAGATCTCCAGAGTGAGGCCCGGAATCACCGAGGGGGTTCGGAGATTCATAAGAAGATCACACGAATTGACCTGGTGGCGCGTGACACGATCGATGAGATTATACTGGAGTCTTTACGCAACAAGTTCGATTTAGCTGAGAGAATTCTGGAGCTCCGTAACAAGCTGCGTTAATATTTAGGTGTGAGTAAAACACCGCGACAAGGGGCCAGGAGTCCATACAGATCTTGGGTCTATGCAGCCGTTAAGGATCTGTTTTCTCTGATGCGTGGCGAAGCCAAGCGACGCAATAAACCGTGGCGTATTCCACTTGCTGCATTCGTTGATATCATTCAAAAGGATTGTTTTTACTGTGGGAAAAAGCCAAGTTGCCGCTACTACAGTCGATCCGCGAAGCGAGTTTTCAAGTATCACGGAATGGATCGGGTGCAAAATAATTACGGGTATTTCATCGGGAATGTAGTTCCTTGCTGCACTGAATGCAACCGAATGAAAAGCGATTCCCTCACGGCCGAAGAAACGCTCGCGGCGGCCCTCGCCATAAAAAAAGTTCGCAAATCTAAAAAATAGTGCTTGCACTTCTGCAAGCCCCTCGCTAAAGTCATTTTCAAGCGAGGTAGACAATGAACATTGAGTTTGACGATTACGAAACGTGTGCTTACTGCAAAACCAACATGGCCGGGCTCGGTTGCACAGAAACCGGCGAAGATTACTGTTCACATACTTGCCGCAATAAGGCGATAGAAAAGTTCCGCTTAGAATGTGAACACGAACGCATAGCAGAAATCACTAGCGGGAGCCAAGTATGAAATACGTGCCTGAAATCATGATCGGCGCGAGGCGCGATCAGAAAACCAAGAAACAAATTTACGTGGTTCTGCACGATGGGCGAGCGATTGAATTTCACGCACACATCGAGCTTATGCGCTTTTTAGAAGAAGCGACCAAAGAAAAGCAGGTCCACTAATGGCTTGTTGCGATATTACCTGCCGAGCCTGTAAACATTTTTTCCAAGAGAACGGAGCACGTAAGTGCCCGGAGTGTGGCTCGAACGATTTACACAAGGTTTTCGACGAGTCTGAGAATGATATCCGGGAGCCAGAAGGTAACGATTCAAACGATGACTATGAGGGGGATTACGATGAGTGAACAAAATGCAACAGTGGCCGAAATGAACGCGATCGTTGACGAGATCGTGGAGATTAAAGAAGAGAAGGCGTCGATCGCCGAGCGCGAACGCTCTCTAAACGAGAGATTCCGCGAGCTCGAAGCTGCACTCCTGGCACACATGGACGCTAATGAACTCGATAGCTTCAAAGGCACTAGGGCCACGATCTCCAAGGTTGATTACTTTAGCGTGAAAGTGCCGAATACGCTTGAGAAAAAGCGGGAGCTATTCCAGTATCTCAAACAATTGAAAATCCACGATGAGCTCGTGACAGTGAATTCGCAGACGCTCAATTCCTTTTACAAGGAACAGATGGAATCCGCGAAAGAGCGTGGAGAATTTGATTTCAAAATTCCAGGGGTCGAGGAGCCGACGCATCAGCCGAAGATCCGAGTTACCGGAAAAAAATAAGCTCAATTTGAGCTTTTAATAGGAGAAAGACGAAAATGGCTAAGAAAAAAGAAGAAACAAAAGAGGTCGCTGCAAAACAAGAAACTGCGCTCGCGGTGCCAAACGGCTCGTGGGGTTCTGAGAATCTAGCGCAAGATGATATCCTCATCTCGAAACTTTTACTCATGCAGGGCCAGAGTAAGCTCGTTCAGGATCGCGCTGCGAATATCGGCGAGGTCATTGACAGCGTAACCAAGGAAGTAGTTGGCGGAGCCGTGGGCAAGGATAAGAAACCTATCGAGCTCATCGGGTTCCATTCAACGAAAACATGGGTAATCAGTGAACGCGAAGTACCGAAGAAAGCTGGCGAAGAGAAAAAATTCGAGTTTCGCCAGGAGATCCCTATGGGACCGGATAACCTCGGGTGGGAGCAGGAAGAAACGATCAACGGCGTAGAGATTCGTCGCGATCGTAACATTAACTTCTACTGTCTAAAGGTGGCAGACGTGAAAGAAGGAAACGCGATTCCAGTAATCGTATCGTTCCGTCGCACAGGCTACATGGCAGGAAAGAAACTCACCACTATGGGCCAAAAGCTCAAGGCGTTCAATCAGCCGTTAGCCGCGCAAGTTTTCCAACTTGGCGTAGAGCAAGCGGAAAAGGATGGGAGCAAATACTGGAAGTTTGACATTGTTCCGGGCCGTAAAAGCGAAGCCGCTGAACTTGCCGAGGCTTTCAAGTGGTACACGATCGTGAAACAGAAGCCTGAATCCGTTCGCGTAGACGATTCCGATCTTCGTGAGGAAGCAACTGCGGCACCGGTAGCGGGCGCGAGTGTTTCTGATGCGGGTGAGGATAATATCAGTTATTAAAAGTTGCTAAGAGATCGGCCAGGTGCCGGTTAGGTGGCAAGTTGGTAAGGCGGGTTCACTGGACTTTGACTCCGGTGCGCCCGCCGAGCCTTTACTTTGGAGAATTTTATGGGAATGACGATGCCGTTCGGCAAATACAAAGGCGAAGCTCTTGCAGATATTCCAGGTGACTACTTACAATGGGTATTGGAAAATTGCACCAACATGAAACGCGAGCTCGCGGTAGAGATCAGAAACGAACTTGCCGAGCGTGAAGATAATGAGCAAGCTCTCAATATGGAAAGGCCCAAATAGATGAATGTTCTAGGACTCGATTTTGAAACCACGTTCACCGACCCCATTAACCCACGCGAAGCGCGAATCATCGAAATAGGTGCAGTGCTTTGGGACACCACGAGGAAAACCCCCCTGGTGATCGTGAATCGAACCGTGTGGCACGAGTCCTACAATTACGATAACCGAATCGAAGATCTCACCGGAATGAACCAGGCGGATCTCCAGCGGTTTGGTTGTGCTCCGAAATTCGCGCTTGAAAAGCTCCTCAAGCTCATCGAACTTGCCGACGCGATCGTCGCGCACAATGGAAACGGGTTTGACAAGCCGGTTCTCGAATCGGAGCTCGCTAGGCATGGACTTGAGATGCCATCAACTCCGTGGATCGACACAACCAGTGATATTCAGTACCCGGAGAAGATCCACACTCGTAAGCTGGAATTTCTTGCACCATCGCATGGGTTCTTAAACCCGTTCTCGCATCGCGCACTTTTTGATGTGCTCTCGATGCTAAAGGTCATGAGTCAATACGATTTTGAAAACATTTTTGCGCGATCAAAGATGCCGGATATTACGCTTAAAGCGGATATCGCTAAGCCTTTCGGCGCTACGGCGTCCGTGGGTAAGCGGCAGAATCAGGAAGCCAAGGATCGCGGCTATCGTTACGATGGAGATACGAAAAGTTGGACCAAGCGCATCAAAGAAGATGAGCTCGAAAAAGAGAGTAAGGAAGCGCCTTTCCCTATTATAGTTTTGAGGTAAATATGCAGCCACCCGAATCGCGAAGCGCGGTCCTGTACGCACGGATCACGCCAACAAATAAGAAGTTCATTAAATCTGCGTCAAAGGATTTTCCTTCCGAATCCGAGTTCGTTGACGCTATGATCTCGCTTCACAAAGCGCGAGAGGAAAACCATGCTCGTAACGCAAGATGCGCTCGGCGGCGTACTCCGAAAGCTAAGTAACGCCGGAACCTACGCGCTCGATACCGAGACTACGGGCCTTCGCCCGTGGCAGGGCGACCGGCTTTTCTCGATCATCATCTCCGACGGGGAAACCGATTATTATTTCGATTTTCAGGAAACCCTACCGCGAACCGCGATTCTCCAGCTTGCGCCTGTATTAGCGAATCGCGAATCGCTGTGGTTCATGCACAATGCAAAGTTCGATCTTGCTATGCTTCGCGTGGAAGGGTTAGAAGTGGCCGGCACGGTGCACTGCACAATGTCGATCGGCCGCGTCGAGCGCAATGATCGCTTTCAGTATGGCCTTGACGCACTGGCTAAACTGATCGGCGAGGAAAAAGATGACCGCGTGAAAGCGTACATCGCCGAGAATGACTTATACGAGGTGATCGTCGATGAGGAAGGGGGGAAGGTCAAGAAACCTCGCTACGACCGCGTACCGCTCGATCTTATGCGCGAGTACGGGGAGCAGGATGCTAGGGTGACGTGGAAAATCGGCCAGGCCCAGGTTTGCAAGATCGAGCAGCTCCGGGGTCAATCAAAGTACCCAGAAAAGACTCCCTACCAGGTAATGCTCCAGGAGCGGAAGCTGACCAAGGCTTTCTTCGATATGGAAACCGTGGGGATCAAGGTCGATCTACGCTACGTGCGCAATGCCCGCGAGTACGATCGCAAGCGAATGGCCGATACAAAGAAGAAATTTGCCGAGCTCACGGGAGTCGAGTTTACGGATTCCCGCAGCGTGCTCGCCCCGGCGTTCGACAAGCTAGGGCTCATTTACCCAAAGACTCCCAAAGGAAACCCGAGCTTTTCCAAGGAAGCCCTGGAGGGGCTCAAGCATCCAGTGGTGGATTGCTTACGCGAATACCGGGACGCGCAGAAGCGATTCGGTACTTACCTTGTGAATTACATCGATTTCGCCGATTTAGATGGGGCGATTCACTGCCAGAATAACCAGGGAGGTACGACCCACGGACGCATTTCCGTGAGTAACCCGAATCTTCAGAACGTGGGGAAGCGAGCCGATAAGTTAAGCCCGATGCCCATACGCCGATGCTTTGTTCCGCGTGAAGGTTTTTTCTTCGGAATGCTCGATTTCGATCAGATGGAATACCGCCTGATGGTCGAGTACGCCATGGAGATGCAACTAATTGAAGCGATCCGGGCAGGGCTGGACGTGCACACTGCTACGGCTGAGATGATGGGAGTCGATCGCGAATCAGCTAAGACGATTAACTTCATGCTCCTCTATGGCGGCGGAATCGCGAAGCTCGCGGCCGCTCTCTTCGATACGACGCTACCCCATGAAACTCTAAAGGCTTTGGGTCGTATATACATCTATCGCATGAACAATTACAGGGAGTATGAGTTCCACCGATCGCTAGTCAAGGAACTTTCCGAAGATCAGATCCGCCACAACGTCGGCGAGCTCCAGAAGGCGCACGATCTTTTAGAAAAGTATTTTGCGAAACTTCCGAATGTTAAAAAATTCTCTGATGGCGTCCAGGAAGTTGCGAAGCGTCGAGGTTACGCCGTGAATTGGATGGGCCGGTACATATACTGCGCCAACAAACAGCACGCCTACGCCATTCCGAACCACCTGATTTCTGGTGGTTGCGCCGACATTGTTAAGAAAGCAATGCTCGAAGTCGATGCGTTTTTAGCGCCATACGAGTCGCGGATCTTGCTTCAGATTCACGATGAGCTTCTGATCGAGTTTCACGATTCTGAGGAGCACCTGGTCGATCCAGTTAAAAAAATCATGGAAAACGCGTATCCTTATAGGCATATACCAATGACCTGCGGCGCAGATTACTCGCGCAAGTCCTGGGCAGATAAGGAACCTTGGAATGGCAAAGCAGCCTGAAGCTAGATTCAAAAATAAAATCGTTCCGTTGATTCGGAAACTCCCGAACACTGACGGGTTTATCAAGGAAGCCGGTGCGATCATCGGCCTACTTGATTCTTATTGGTGTATCAACGGCCGTTTTGTCGGGCTCGAATTTAAAAAGGATCTCCAGGAAACTTTTAAAAACGATCGCCGCACAATTCACCAGAGGCGAACGATTGAAAAAATCATTGCGGCCGGTGGGTATGCTAAATTCGTCTACCCTGAGAATTGGGAAGAAACTTATGCGGATCTTTCTGCGATCGCACTAGGCCCCGAGCGACCACCGCTAAGAATTAACTGGCGGTAAGAAGATCCGAGATATCTTTTTGATCGGCGTCAGGAACTAAGAAATCTAAGTTTGCCGAACGGGCTGCGCCGATTCGATCTTGTGAGAGCGAATCCTTTGTAACAGTCATGCGATAATTAGGTTCTGTTCCCTCGTACTCGCTAGAACGCACGAGCTCGACTTCAAAATACCCGTTCACATCGCTAACAACAGAAACAGAGGGGTTAAACACCACATTTTTATTCGCTTCTTTATACTCAGTGGAATTCGCTCGAACGAGATCAAAGCGCACTGTGGCTCCTGAAACTGGATTATCGGAAATATCTTTCAAGTATCCGAACACAAGACATTTGAGAAGCGCCGAAGGAATTCCGCCGAAATCATACGACACTGTTGCTAATTCGATTTCAGGAGTCGCGGTATTTGAAGATGTAACAAGAAGCCAGCGGATTATTACGCTAGAATTTACACCGAGATCAAGATCTGCAAAAGCAGCGTCTAATTCTGCGGCGGCATTGGATTGAGCTTCAGATCCATCCGAATTAACCCAAGCTGTTCCATTGTGGTACTTCAGCACGCCGTCAACTTTTAAAATTACTTTTACGGCGGTATTAACCGGCGTTTCTGTCGTTTGAAGGTAGGAAATTAGTTCTTGCACCTGAATAGCTTGAATAGGTTCAAGGTATCCCGTTGGGGAATACTTTTGTCCGGTCACGGTGACAGAAATGGTATCGACGCTCGAAAGAGTATTGGAATCTGTGAACACAACCGATACAGGCACGTTCACTGCGCCGGTTACGTTTAGAGATGGAAGATTCGCGACGACGTCCGCAGACGTGTTCGCTTGCGCGTAAGTTCCATTTGACGCGACCCACACGGAGCCGTTCCAGTAAAGCCCGGCGATGATATAGCGAGGAGCTCCGACTTCAGTTACGGTTGAGCTCTCCACTTCCAAGATTGTACCTACTCCGGTGTAAGAGAACGCTGGAAGCGCAACTGTGGAGGCCGCATAACTTGTTTCTGGAAGAGAGTAACCTGGGGTGTACCCTGACGTATGCTGAACCGTAGAAAATAAAACTACGTCGTCAAAAGAACCATCGGCAGCGCTGTATACGGTTCCCGCACCAATATAGAGGCGCGTCGCTGTCGTACTTCGCCCATAAGAAGAAACCGCCATCGATCCTTGTAGCACGCCGTCGACAAACAAACGTACTTGCCCTGCGATAGTATCCCAATTCAACTCAAATTCGTAAGTTACCCCGGCGGTGGGATTCCATGCGGCTCCGAAAGCCACGGCGCTATATTTTACAGTTCCGGCGGAAGTGTATGCAGTAAGTCGTAACGTCCCACCCGATGCTGAGTGGAGCACAAGCATTCTATCGGCGTTTCCGCTCGGTGGAGCGAACTCAGCGAGGTTTAAATTTGTAGCGGGCGTGCCGGAGTAGTTCGGGGTGTACTTAAATTTTAGAGCGCCTATCGCACCCACGGCCCCTATTTCTGCGTTCTCGTATCTGACAGCATTATTCAATGCGCCTAAGCATTCAAGTTTTCCAGCATTTAAAACAGGCGTGCCGATATCAAGCGCGGTCAAAGCGCCGCCCTGCGACCAATTCAAATTCTTGGAAGCGGTATAGGTAGCAGCGACGATGGAGTTTGTTGGCCTTAAATCTTTTTGGCGAACAAGGCCACCCGTAAATTCGGCCTTTGCGCTGTCGTAAGTAAAACCGGAATCGCTACTAAAAAGCTGCTCGAATAGCTGACTTGGGTTAGGAATCAAAGCAAGTTTCGCTTTGTTGGCCGCAATTTGCACATTGCTTAACTGATAACTTACTGCGGATTCAAAGCTAAAACTTGTTTGTACTGTCATAAATTGCCTGTCTTTTCTTTCAGTTTAGCATATTCACCATCAAGGCGTTGTTGCGTTCCGCTTGTGTCTTTTCGCGCGGTGGTGGATTCTTTTTTGTTTTTGCCATCTTGGTAACGCTGATACCATCCCCGAATTAATTTATTGAGGTAGTACCCGGCCACCATAGCAACCACAGAAGCAGCGATTTTGAGAACCATTATTCACACCCTAAAGCCCCGCGCCCTGCGGTGCTATATTCAACTTTACATTCGGTTTTCCACGCTGCAAAGCCGGAATCGATCGGCATAGGGTCATAGCCCGGCTTTAAAACATTGATAATCGCCATCCCGCGAGCTCGCATAATCTTCTCGATGCCCCCTGGATCGACGTAGCGAATCTGCGCGATCGCCACCGCGATACCGTCGTGGCTTTCCTTCCAAGTGTGGTCAGTTACGAGATCCCGCCACGGCACTTCGATCACCTTATCCGTTACGCCGTAGGATTTTGAGAAATCTTTATAGTAAATCGTGACTTCGCCGCCCAGGATCTTGTCGCCCGTGGGAACGATCAAACGCCAGCCGGAGGAAACAGTCGTTCCCTCTTTCACGCGGCAGATATCCGCACCACGGCCGGGCATGGCCTCGCACGCGGAAGCGATAAGCGTGTAGTCGTTAGCTTCAGCGGCCGCGATCGACGGATCGATCGGGAAGCTCTTACAAGCCTGGAGCGCGAGCCCCAGGCTGAAGATTATCGCGAAGTTTCGCAATGGTTACGCTCCGGCGGGTGCTTCGACAGGAGCTTCAAGCGCCGCGAGCTTAGCTTTCATCTCTTTGGCGTCGAGTACGATCCCGTAGAGTTTGTGCGCGATCTTGAGGCTTTGTTCAACATAAACGCGGGCTTTTGGGGAATCGAGTACGAGCTTCGCGGAAACGTGCGCGAGAAGTTCTGCAACTTCTGATTCGTCGAGATCCTTTAACTCGTGCGGCACAAGTGCTAGGTTTTCGACGCCGGGGCCGATATGCGGCACAAGGGTCATCACATGTCCGAGATCGTTCAAATCCACTTTACCATCAGCCGCCACCGCGAAACCGGCTTTAGTTCCCGCGATTACTAGGTCAAGTGCTTCTTTTGTTTCTTTAATTCCGTACTGGCTCATTTCGATTCTCCCTTTTTGAATTTGTGGTACGCCCACAAGAATACCATGAACAGTCCTAGCGTGAAAAGTCCCAGGGTGGAGCCCGCCGGGATCTTCCTTTTAAGCGCCAGGTGGCCTATTAGCGCCTCGATCACGAGGGTAAGCAGTCCAACCGCCGCTAAAGCGATCAACTGGCCTTCTAGGGAACTACAGTCGATGAGGGACATGTGATCTCCAGGGTTATGTTTTTGACCTTACGCATGCGCTTTAGGAGCGCCGCCATGGTGCGCTTACTGTCACCGATGAACGGGCTTTTCCCGTCCCAGGTACGTGCCACCAGGATGCAGCCTTCGGTATCTTCGGGTTTATTGCCGGGATGGATTCGTACGCCTTCAAAGCCAGGAACCCCTATCAATCTCGGAAGATCCACCTGGAAGCGAGGCGAGCGGTCGATCACCACCTGGTACGTTCCGACCGGGATAGCGGTTTTCCCATAAATCTTCTCTTCGCGCTCAGGATCTTCGAGAGTGTAGGAAAACCGGGCACCATCGATAAAGAGTTCGCCGATCGTCGCGGTATCGAGGTTCTTTATGCGTTTGAGCTCCAGCTTCACCGCGTAGCGAACCAGGAAACGATCGCGGAAACGATGGTTGCGACTCCTGCGGTCAGGGTGCCGAAAATTCCCACAGTAAACCAGGCCCCTTTGGTGTTCGCGATCTTTTCGTGAACTAGATCGCGCACGTGGTAGAAGTTAGTGTTATGCGCTAGTTGCGCTTGCCAGCGGCGTTCCTGATCCTGCATGTACTGAAGGATCAGCTTATCCCTGGAGTCTAGCTTTTCTTCGATCCGTGCAACCGCTACTTCTAGGTTCATGCTTTAGATCCCCATGCAAGCCAACGTAAATTCCCCTGTATCGGCGGCATTAGAGGTATTCCGCTGTTTAGTCGTGAGACTTGTCACAGAGTTCAAAACAACATGCGGAATTCTAGTTGTGGCGGTGGCGTTTGAAGTAGCCCAACAATAGATACTTGAGGCATAAACCGGGTTCAAGGTCACTGTGCAGTCCCCCGCCACTCCCGCATAAGCAACACTGTCGATCCAGTCGCCCATTTGGGAAACCAAGTCGCATGTAGTAGTAGCCGCCATGTTTATCTGTGCCACGTTTACTTTAGCACCAAGCTGATTATCGGTGGTCACTAAATTCGTGAACTTAATCGCGTCTTGGAATTCGATCTTGCGACGAACCGTGATCTTCATGTCACGTTGACCACTTGCTGCGGCTCGATCTATTTCCACTAGGCTTGAACTTGCCGCGCCCGACGCAGTTTGTTCGTACATTAAGCGAACCGTTCGCTTTGACGTGTCAGAAAAACTAAATGTTCCGCAAGTACGAACAGGCGTTCCAGAATTTCCAGCGGCACCGGAATTGAACCTGAAAGCGGCCCTTCCGCCTCCCTCTTGCGTAAGCGTTTGCGCATTGTTTGGAGTTTCAATTAGCTGAAAGGTCGGATTGATCGCGCCGCTCACTCCGATCACCGCACTGTAAGGAAACTCAGCACAAACTTCGTATTGCCCCGCTGTAGGCGGCGTGAAAGCTACGCCGAGCGATTCACTACCTGCCGAGCAAGTTAACCCGCTTGAAGGATTCGTAGTGGAGCAGGGAATTTCCGCTGCGGCGGAACCGCTGCGAAGCACCATGTCTAATCCGGCATTAATAATTTCAGTGTAAGAAGCAACCGCACCAAGGCCCAAAGATGGATTCGCCCCGCCTATGTTCGCGTCGATGTACCAACCGGACTTATCGACGGAAATAGATTGTTGGGGCATTTCTTCCGCCCAACCAACGATCGGGACGCATAAATCACGAATAATAACTTTGTTTCCAGCTAAACCTGCAATAGTACTGGCATTTACAGTTGTGTATGTTTGAGTTGCCCCTTGTGGGGCCAAAAATACGCGATCATCGTTTGTGCCGTCAACAGCAAAACGTCCGGCAGAGTTGGCACTCCCATATACTTGGTGGTTTGCATTATTTAATGTTCCCCACTCACCCACATCCCAAATTAGGCTAGAACTTGGTGCGGCTTTCGTTAAATCTATAGGATAAGCAGAATCTAATGTCATGTATGCGGTAGCCGCTGCCGCTGTCCCAACGGCGAACGTGCCGCGAATACACAGCTTGTCCGCCTCGCGTTTTTTCCAAAAACCGTCAACGGTTACGGCCCCGAAATTCTGTGGAACAACAACTGTATCGTCACGAATCCATGGAGTATCAACTATATTATCGACTTGAAACTGATCTTGCCCGATCTTTACATCGTCGAAAAAGTGTTCCGCAGCGTCAGCGTTGGCGAGAAATCGCGGTTGAATCGTGCCGCTTGAAGGGCAAGTGAAGTAAAGTTGCTGTTTCGTCGAATAGTTAGTTGAAGCAACAAGCGCGTCGCCTTCCGCGATTACGCTTGACCCGTCGTAAACCTGCGGAACAATATTCCCATCGCCGCCCTTGTAGTAGAAGGAAAGCGTGCAGATTTTTCCGAAGAGGCCGGAAGGAACGTCAACGGCTTGGCCGGAGAGTGTTTCGCCACCGGCGGAAGCATCCCAGGATGCGGCTTTCAAGCCAAACGCTACGTTAGCCGCTGTTTCCGTAATCGTAAGAACGCTACTGCCCGATGCAGTCCAATTCAGCGCACCATCTTCAAAACCAGAGTTTTCATTGAGTAAAACTCCCCCACCGCCGCCTCCACCGGAGCCAACCGCTTTAAAAAGTGCGCCATCGTTGGAAAATTCCCAACGTGCCAGCGATTCGTTCCACTTCATTTCCGGGTTAGAACCGCCTCGATTAACGATTAACCGTACATCTTCCGCAAGCCCACGACCAAAAGTGAAAAGCTTAGAAAAAAACTTAAAATCAAGGTCGGTAGCATCCGAAGAAATTTTTGGGTTATTCGCACCGGCGTTTTGCTCGATCTCGATTACCTTTACGGCGCTGGATGCTTTCCGGCCCAGGATCAAGAGATCCGACTGAATTTTCTCAGGGGCGGCCCAGGCCACTACGGCCAGAATTAAAATCCCGAGAACGCTGTAAATCGCTAGTTTTTTCATGTGTCTTACTCCGTTAATGTTCCAGAAAGTGACGCGGCTCCGTTGAGATCATCGATCTCAGTATCGCAGTTCGCGAAACGTGTGTCACGGATCATAGCATAATCCGCACCGGCCGCGATCTCGATCGCCTTATCGCCCGCCGTAGAGAAGCCAGAAAACCTGCCTCCGTTTATGCGGATACCGTCGCCGGTAAGCTGTAACCCCTTGGTGGCTGTTCCCTTGGAAAGCGTTACACCGGGTTTAAAATCGATCTGAATATTGTTCAACGACACGACGATCATCGTATCGACCGTTTCATTCTGCGCCTGTAGGATGCGACTTCCCGCGCCCACGGCCGCCAGGGCAAGCGCCAGGGAGGTATGTGTTGCGTCCGGTCCGGAACCCACCACCGCATCGTACCCGCCAGCGCCGCTGAGATTTAAAACTGTGCGCTCGTCGGTTACATCGCCCACCGCGATCCCTGAAGCGGCCGTAACGAGCACTTGACCAATGCGTAAGTAGCCCGCCGGAGTCGCTGGAGCCACTGGCGAGCCATCCGGCGTACCTGTGACTAAAATGCAGTCAGCCGCCCAATCCTTCTGCACAACCTGGGTCGGAGAAGTAATTACCGAAGTGGCTGCGTCTTTAAATTTTCTCGTGGCGGAAAGCTCATCAGCGAGCTCTGCCTTAACACACACGATATCGATACGGTCCAGTGACGCGTGCGGCGTTTCGATAATTAACTGCGCTTGTGCTGATAAATACAGCGGCTTTTGTTCTGGCTCAGGAGAAACGGCCGCTGAATCCTCTTGAATTCCTAGCCCGGCTCGCAGACTAACCGTGTTGGCATTTACCCGTTCCGGTAAAAAGCCGTCACTGAAAAACGCATCCGTCGATCGGAGCAAAAGCTCATGGAGAAATCGATCGAATAACCCGCGCTCGATCGCTGCACTAATATCGTTTAGATCCTCGTGCGTGATCTCCATTCCGTCATTAAAATTTCGTCTTGGCATCGCCTTACTCCCTTATTTTCTCAAATACCCTAAACAAACAACCAGCCGCACGCGCCGCCTCTACGGCCGCTACTACGCTTGCGAAAACCTCATCGCTTGAAGTGTACCGCCCATAAAAATCTTCGCGCCCACAGAAGTGCTCTCGATCGCAAAACGAGTAAGGCGCATGTACCTGGAAAGGAATAAGCACAGAAAACGCATCCTTGATGATCTGGCTAAGAAGGATCGAGTTCGGCGTGATAAAGTTTTCTCGATCGCAAAAAATCTGTGCATTGTAATCCTCAGTAATAATAGATTCGCCGTTTATGAGGATGGCGTCAACTAGTGCTTTGATCGCGACTATGTGGGAATTGTTTACTATATACCTGATTCTGTTGGCAAAAGCCGCGTCGCCTTCACCGGGTAGGCGAAAAACTTTCCGCTCGTGCCCGTGAAGATCCACCACGTCGCCCTGCGCCGTAAGAATGAACGTTTCTGCCAGGTGCTCAGCGATTCGCTCCTCACAATCGGCGAGAACGGCCGCCAGGGCATTGAAATAAGCCTTGGAATTCTTGTCGCGCTCAAAGAACCAGGAGGGAACCCAGGATCTAAGCCGCTCGCTCCATTCTTCTTTTGTTGGTCCAGCCATTAAATTGTTACCGTCCCAGGAATTACTTTCTCATTTTCCGCGATCGACACGTTACCCGAAGGCACAGTCGTTGAGAATCCGCCGGAAACTAGGTCGCCCGTTCCGGCCGGTCCCCAAACGCTCAGGATATGCGCGTTCGCAGCGATAAAGTTGAAATCTTCGCCGATCGCGAGATCCGCAAGGTACTGAGTCATCGAATCGATGATCGGCTGCGGATCGTCCACAAGATCTGCGTAGTTAGGACCACCTGGGTCAAGCGTAATCACGCCGGTCCAGTTGATCGTCACGCCTACCGCTCCGAGCACCACGATTCGCACACCACAAGCGCGAACAGACGCGATCGCCACTTCTACGGCCGCGATTAGCGCAGGTGAAGCGCCGCCATTCGCGTCAGCAATGTAAAGCGAAGGGAAAGCGATGCGAAAGAAATCCCCCACGGGGGCACCGCCACCGATATCCCATTCCTTGACCGGCATTTCCTTTTCGATCAGGGTAGCGGTTTCTACGCCGACCACGGTAAGCGCCTTGGCCTCGATCGCCGCGACTGTTGCGCCTTTTAAAGTCTCGATCTGGTTACGAATAAACTCACGATATTCGGCATCGTTCTGAATCGCCGCGCCGCCCGCGAATGCCTCATCGTTCGTTACCACGATGCTCGCATCCGTGAGAGTAGACTCGATCACGTCTACTGTTGCCGCGAGTACGTTCCCTTCTGTGCCCGCGATCGCCGCTTCTACAGAAGCATTAATCGAAAGGCCGGTCATCGTTACTTCCGCTAGGGTTACGAATCTTTGCGATACACCGTTTGCATTGTTCTCGGTTTTTACTACCGTACCCACAGGAATCGTTACGTTCCCCGCGCCAGTGGTGGGCCGAGAGAATGTTACGACGCCGGTTGCTTTGGCCGCCTGGGGGCGAGCGAACTGATCGCCAAAATGGTCAACCGCCAAGGTTTGAAGATCATCCGGCCCGCCGGTAATCTCCGGTCCATGCGCCATGGAGAAAAAGGTTTTACGAAAATCGGTTACGACGCGGGCCACGATCTCGCGCACCGCTACGCTTGTTACGCCGGAAACGATATCTAGCGTCGAGCCTTCGTTCTCGTCGTTGATCTCATCCGTTTGAGAAGTAAATTCTGTGAGAAATTCTTCCTGTAACTCAGCCTGTGTTTTTAATTCAGCCATTAGACGCTTTCTCCAAACGGTATAAATTCGAGCGTAGTTTCATCGTACCCGCGTACCTTGACGCGTACAACGATAACAACTTTGTCCGGCTCCTCGTCGCTTACGGCCGCCACGGAAAGCGAAGTCACTTCCTCGATTCGAGGATCTTGTAAAAATTGCTCTTGAACGACGCTTGCGAGCTTTCGCTGATTCGCCAGTGAGTTAGGCGAATTCAGGAAGGTCTTGATACCTACGCCATAATCGGGCCGGTGGATGAGCGAGCCCTTTTCCGTGATAAGCCGGTGGAATAGCGCAGTTTTCACGTTCGCAAGGCCCGTCTGTACGTCGAAATCCTTTTTGGCCGTAGGGAGAAGATCCGCTACGTGCGCGATATCGGTGCCCAAAATTTCATTCAAAAGTGCCATTAAGTAATCGTCCCTGTACCGGTCACTTGTCCGCTAAAAGAGTCCAGCATATTGGTAGGGTTAACCACCGCGTTCGCTGTAATATGATTGATTATAGCAGTAGCCATGGCATCGCAAAAGCACTGGAGTTTGGTGTCATCATCAGCCGTGCCGTAGCACGACACGATTTGTGCTTTAATCTCGCCTGAAAGTCCGGGAATACTGAGGGCCATCGCTTATTTCTCCGTTTTCGCTAGATCGGAAAGTATGTTTCCATTGTCCACCGGGCTAGACTTTTGGGCCAGAAAGTTCGACGCATTATCCGGTACAGTGGTTTTGTAGCCTAGGTTTCCGATATGAGTATGCACGGAAATATAGTCGAGTACCGCACTCATCATAGTTTGAAACACCGTTCCGAGCACTAGCGGCTGCGTGGGAATGCTGTCAGGACGGGCCAAATATACCGCTGTATCAGAGATCGCCCGTGTGGCCTTACCGCTCAGTGCTTTTAGGATTAAATCACCGCTATCGGCCTCCTGGGGGATCTTATCCACCTTCGAGCTCAGTTTGCGGATCACGAATGCCTGGTCATCATCGCCCTCGGCGAGCCCCAGGAGCACAAGGTCATCGGGCACGGGCAGTTGATAGACGCCGGAGCTCGGTCCTACGAATTCCCAAGTCATACGCGCTACGATCTCACGCTGCTCAGGGAACACGGAGGCGATCACGCGAAGCGTAGAGCGATCGGTCGCCATTTCCAGACGCTTCACCAGTGCCACAACGATATGTAGTCGCTTATCGCGAAGGATCTCTTTCAGAAGCTCTAAATCTAATGGGCCTCGGCCGCCAGCCATTTAACCCCCCAATCCTAGCCCACGAGTAGGCGTTTCGATAAAGTTGATGAAATCTACGTCGATTTGAAAGCCATTCTCCTGGTCGATCGTGAACTTCACCGACTTAGTGTAGAAGATCATGGGAAAGCGGCCAAGCGATTCCGCTAAAACTTGCGCGACCTTCGGCTCGTAGCATCTTTGCGTCAGAAACTTTACTTTTTCGCTTGTCGATCCCGCTTTACTCAACCCCTTGAGATCCCCCTGGTCAATCTCGATCGATACCGGCGTTCCATTGCGTAGGAGTAGGATATCAAAGCAACGATTTTGGCCGTCTACCGTTTCCATCTCTTGAGTCATAAAACTGCCTTCAATCTGTTGGCGGCCGATCTCCTCGTAAATCTTTTGTGCGACCTCGATAAGCTGATCCTTCGATCCGATATTCGATACGCGGAAAGCAATGAATGGTGCATCTTTGGGCTCGCCCGGAGTTCCGTCAGCATTCATGTTGGGAATCTGAATTCGCTTCTGTGGGATTCCCGTAGCGAGCGACCAATCATCTTTGGACTCTTCAGGGATCACCGCTTCGATTACTTGCTTCGATTCCACCAGGAGGCTGCGCACGACAATGTTGAAGTTCTTCATGCGGCCGATCTTGCGTTTAAACTCCAGGGTTTTTAGATTCTTCCCGTAGATGAATCGCTTAGCTTGTTTCTTATCGTAGAGCACACGCGGCTTCGAGATCACCAGGCGATCGAGCTCGATGTACGCGATAAGGCCCGCCCTCGAAACAAGATCCTGAATCACGTCCCAATACGATTCGTTTCGCTTGGTGTTTTTCTTCGTGCCCATTTCATTGAAGTCGGGGGCGAACTGACCGAGGTTCGGTAAAGCTCCGATCACGCGGTTATCGAGGCTTAGCTTCGCCTGGAGGTTTGACGGGAGCTCTACGAGAAGCTGCGAAAGGATCTGATCCACGGTTCGGTTAAGATCGATCGGTCCGCCGCGATACTTCTCATCAATGAGGAGCGCGGTAAAGTCTCTACCCTCCAGGCGCACGACTCGCGACTGTTCATCCAGTTTGATCCCTTCCTCGTCAGCAAAACCGATGAACACCGTGTTGTTCTCATTTGGAATGATCTGATTCAAGGCATTGTTGTCTTGGAAAAGTTTCCCCATGTTCTGCATGGAGATCGTTACGCCGCATGCGCGAATAGTTCTAGGATCGAATGGAAATTGTTTATAATCGATCTCACAGTCAAACGAATCGGCCTGAGTGTAATCGTTAATGTTCACCGTTACGCGCCTTGCGACGATCGGGAGCGCGTACACTTGCTGAAGACTCGCAACCTGGTCGCGACCGAAATCTTCCCATACCACTCTTAGCGTCATTGCTGCCTGGGGGTAGTAGAAACTCATTTATTCCCTCGGTATTTCTAGGATAGCGCCTCGAACGAGAACAGTGGAGGTAAGCTGATTATGGTCGTAAATCTTATTCCATAGATCTTGGTTATTGTAGTATTTCACCGCGAGCTTCTGGAGGTTATCGCCTTCGATCACCCTATGGCGACGCATCGGGATAGTTTTGGCGAGCGCCGCATATTTAAGCTGCAAAGCACGGAGTAGAACCGCTAACGCAGACATACCCGCCAAAATTTTAAGGAGATGATTCGTGCTGCTATACCGTGCTGTAGTCTTGAGCCCCGCCACCGCGCCCGATGCGCTGTTGCCCAAGTTGTCAAAACCATACTTCAGTTGCCCGATTCGGCGCTGCGATTTATAGATCGTGGTTCGAGCGTGCTTAATTAAACCGATCGCACGATTCGCTGACGCCTGTACGTTCTCGGCTTCTGTGAGCACACCATCCACGAAATTCGTAACGAGCGCAACGACACCAGCCACCGTGCCGATCACATCATCCAAAAATTCGGAAAGGCTGCGCGGCATTTCATCCGGGTAGTTTTTCCACTCCAGGAGCTCCTCCTTGGCGCGTAAGATCAATTCCTTATTCGGGCGGATCAAATCATCATCGGGGTTCTCAAGGAACTTACAGTTTGTCGGAGCATTAAAGCCCACGATCGAGAAACCGATCTCGTATTCGATATCGGTCAGTCGGTTCATGCGGAACGTGGTACGCTCGATGAACCCATAGCGTCGCCATTCGCCCAGGGTTATCTTTACGAGATTTCCCCTAATTCGCATTGCATCTATGAGCTCCTGGTACTCGCGAGACACCAGGCGCAGATCCACGTCCTTAAACCTTTTCGATTTAAGGCGGCCCTTGATCGTCATGTCCGATTCACGCGCTCCGAGAACCTGCACTACCGGCTCGGAGTTTCCAGGGTAGTAATCTTTTACCACTCTTTGCTCGCCGCCAAACTCGAACGGCTGCATAGGAAGGAAAACCCCGGCGAGGATAATCATGTCGGCTTCTTGCTCGCGCCCGTTCACGAGCTCGATGATCTGTAACCCATCAGGGAAATCCGGCCCATAGTCGAACGGAGGCCCCACGCGTCGGCGGAAAATTCCACCGATGATGCTATCGATTAGCGGGAGTTTTGGTAATCGCCCTTGGCTTACGGAATCAAGAATACCCATGTTATTCTCCTACGATCCCGCCCGCAAGGGAGCGGCCACGGGACTGAGAGGGGTTAAGCGCGGCCTTGAGAAGCTGCTCTTTAATCGTGAACGCAATGCGATCCGGCTCTTGGTTTTCTTTGAAGTCGTTGCGGATCTCAACTTTTCCAATGTTGATATTCTGCATCTGCACTGCATTGTTCTCGGTATTGCGCTCATCCGGGAGTAACAAGTTGCGCCGCATACTATCCTCGAATTGCGCGTTGAACGCTTCGCCCATTTTGGAAAACATACTCAGCGGATCTGACAGAAACTCGAAGGAAGTGAACGACTGCATGAACGCTGTAATCGCGGCCTGCAACCCCATGAACGCGGAATTTAGAAGCGATACTAGGTAAATCACTGCGTAGAAAGTTTCATTCAAGAAATCCAACCAGTAGCTAAGGCGGAACAGCGGGGAGATAGCATCAGCCACAGAGTCAAAGATTCTGAACAACCAACCGAAAGTATTTTCCATTACCTGCCTAAACAGCGCCATGTTGCGCGTGAATTCGGCCGTGATTCGCGGCATTTCCTTAGCATCATCCACCTGGGCGATCGCCATAGCGCGGGAGAATAGCTGCATAACCGCAAAAATTGCGGCCATGATGAGCACGACTTTCCCGAGAATTACGAGTAGCGGCGCAAGTAGTATAAGCCCCCTGGCGAGTAATGGCATCGCGAACCTAAGTCCGGCTACAAGCATTCGCCAAGCGAAAGACGCGCCCCCCATGAGCGCCGAAGTTGCGGCCGCTTGAAGTCCAAAGAAGCGTAAGGCATGGCCCACGATCGTTAACCCGGCAACTATATTTAAAAGACTTTTTGTTTGCCCTACATCATTGGATACCTGCCGCAACTGCAATAGATTAGTGGCGATCTGCTCAGGAGTTTTCACGAATTCTTTAATAAAAAACGAAATATTCTTTACCAAAATTCGCCCATGCTTATCCAGCATGTCGGCAAGTTGCTTAATCGTTTCCACAATGAGCGGAACGAGAACCTCACCGAGCGGCCGAAAAATGTTTGTCACGTACTCCAGAGGGGAAACTAGCTGCGCGAGGCGCTGAAGTTGCCCGCTGATTGTATTAACACGCCCACTAAGCACGTCAGTATCGCTTGCAAACTGCGCAAGAGCTCGCCCGAGAATATCCACGCGCTTTGCAGCATCGAGCGCGTTAAATGCTTTCGACCCACCCTTACTGCCGCCTGGTATTTCTCTAAACGCCGAAGTTTCCGAAGCTAAGCGACGGAAAAGCGTATCCCCTAAACTTGCGCCGCCTTCGATTGCGCGGAGTAACTGACCTTGAACTTCATTAGGGTCAATCCCTAAGTTCGGCGCAGATTTCAGGAGGTTCTTACTCATGTCGATCGCGGTAGAAAAATTGTTTCCAGCTAAGCCCTTTGGTGTAAGGATAGCCGCCAAGGTTTTAGTCATTTCGACCATTGGGCCAGTAGGCAAAGCGAATTCCTGCGCTTGCTTCGCGATATCGCTCATTATCTTAGACGAAACAGCCAAGCGTTGATTGAACGTGTCGATCGGACCGACAAGGTGCTCTTGATTTGCAGAGATCAGGTTCGCAAAAGAAAGTTGCGATTGTTGAAACTTATCGGCCGATTGAACCGCAACCTTTATGATCGAAAGGATTCCGCCGGAGCCCAGGCCCATGTTGAATGCGATACCTGCGCCGAGCTTCTGAAAGGAAATGAGCGCATCATCGGCGGCCGAAGAAAGATTCCCTACGGCCCCCTGAAGTTGCTTTGTACCTAATAGCGCCGAACCGATCTCAAACTTGAAATCCGTTAGGACTGTAAAGAGAAAAGGTGACGCCATTCTAGCCCTCTGATCCGCCGTTCTCGCGGCTTATTATGTCCTGGAGCTCCGTTAAAACGATCTGAAACTCTTCCGACGATAGGTTCATTATATCATCGGGCGACCAGCCGGTATAGCGGCCCACGTAGGTAATCTGTCGCCAGATTAACTTACGAAACTCCGGGCTTTGACCGGCGCGTTTCCCATGATCTCTTGAACCTCACGCGCTAGGGACATGTATTCGCTAGGCTCCAGGAAGTCATCCAGGCGCTCAAGATCCGCCCCCGTCATCTTGTGCCCGTCTACGGATTCCAGGAGTACCTTTAGGAGCTCGGTTTGTAAGCTCATTTGAAACACGAATTGGTTGTCACCGCTACGTTTTGCTGCCGCCTGAGAGGCGATATTCAAGTCGCGAATCTCCATAGCACGCATGCGTACCTTCTTACCGCTGTCGAATTCTATCTCTACTACCTGTCTGCTTTTCTTTTTTACGTCAGCCATGATCTATCTCCTATTTGTGAATAGCGGAAATTCTACCCCGCACAATTATTCTGCCCCAAATAAAAAAGGGAGTCAAAAAATGACTCCCTTTACAGGTATCCATCACAGGAGAAAACTTATAGCGCGATGCGGCCCGATGCTTGGTAATCGAGGCGCTTGGTCATTTTCTCGTTGAGCCCGCGCTGCGATTTCGACATACGGAATTGGCAATCGAAGTATACATACGACTTGAGCGTTCCGTCAGGATAGCGTTCAGTCGTTACGAAAGTGTAGTCGGAAACGCCGATACCGTTCAGGTTGTTCGTCACCAGTGCATCGATGAATTCATCGATCGCGGCATCTTTAACCTCGGCCTCGAAGCTACCACTCCAGCCTTCGATCGCTTGATCGCCTTCTGGAATCGGATTACCCACGTACATGGATCGCATAAACGTAGAATCCTGGTTCACTTCCACGGAAGTAAGATTCACGATGCCTTGAAGTTCACCGTCTTGGAAGATCTTAATCTCCCCTTGGTGTCCACGAATTGATGCTGTCATTTATAGCCCCCTTATTCCTGCTCGGTTACAACTACAGATTCACCGATTTCAGCCTGAAGAATGATGTACCGCATGGAACTGTAAATCCGCTGACGCCATAGAATTTTGAAGAAACCACCCGCGATCGAAAGATCTGTGTTCAGGCTCTCGGTATCCACGAGCTTTGCTTTTCCGCTCGATACCTCAGAATCCTTCGGAAGAATTCCATCAGACTCCAGGCTTTGAATGAACCCGAGCATTGCGCCTTTCACAAGCTGGCGATTCGATGCGCTGTTCACACCGTTCTGGTAATTCTTCAAGAAAGACGAAACAGAGTTCGTGAGGAAGTCCGACATACGGCGGCGAAGGATCGTCACCTTAGAACTATCCGCGATCTGTGTGGTCACGCCCGACTTCACTTTGAAGCCGATATCCACGTCGCGCTCGAAGCCAGCGATACCGGCGTCTTTCAGCGCAATGTAGTTGGCACGCGTGAGGGACTGTTTCAGGCCCGTCACTCCAACGAGAAACTGCGCGTTTTTCGTGAACGCAGGATCGATATGCGGGGAAGTTTGGGAAATGATGGACGCCATCCACGATGCTGGATTCTGATAAGTAAGAACCCCGTCAATGGAAGTTTGAACCCAAGGGTAGGCGTATACGATGCGGCCATCCACGTCGCGGAAGTTCGCCACGTCGGCGATCGCTTGCGCTGGAGTATCTGTTTCGAGGCCCGCGAGTACGACAATCTTATCTTGAGTTTCAGCGGCGTGAAGCTCAAGGTAGCCGTTGCGAGTAGCATTATAGGAGTCAAGGAACAGTACATTTCCTGCGCCTTCTACGCCAGCGAGTGCGATCGCATCTTCGTAGTCACCATCAGCTACCGTGCCATCTGCACCGGCGGCAAGCGCGGTAAACGCCGCGTTGTCCGGCTCAGCGACCGAGCTCAGCACTGTCACAACTACAAGCTGTGAGTTCGCGAAAGTCTCAGAAGTAATGTCAGCGATTGCTACGTTGTCGTAAACCTCATCGGGAAGTACAGCATCGACGCTCGTGTCGCGGATCGTGTACTTTTTTCCAGAAACAGAACCGGATTCGATTTTAACCTCGATGCTGTTTCCATAAAGTCCTTTGCCTTGCTTAGCATCGAACTTAATTCGATCAACAGCGGAACTTGCAAAATTTATCGTAGCGAGAACCGCATCAGATGCGATCACGCGAATAAGTTTCAAGCGACCGAATCGCTTATTTTTCATCGCCAAATTTCCTGAGTAGCTGGATTTCCCAAACTGCTCGTGAAACTGACCGATCGATCCGACTTCAGTTAGCGCCTGAAGTCCTCTCTGAAATTGTCCTACTAGAATCGCGACGTTCGCTGCTACACCGGCAATATTCGGCGCTGGCGCAGATTCATTTATGATGATCCCGTCTACATCGTCAAATTGTGTTGGGTCCGTGGTGCGAAAAATTCCCATGATGCTCTCCTTAGCCGATGTGTGGGCCGTAGTCCGTGGCTCACTCCTCGTTTTCTATATTATTAGGTGTTTCGAGCTCAGTTTCAATAGGCTGTGTGACGATAAATTCTTCTCGCTCCACAACCGCCCGACAATGCACCAGTACATTGCACTTTACACGCCATTCGTTTCGCTGCGAACCTGCCGCAGAATCATCGAACGTGTGCCCTGATAAATCATAGCGTGCCCATACATTATGGTAGTCAACAAGCTGTAAACTCAAGCCCATAGGCTGAAATTGCTTATTTAGGGCCGCGAAAAACTGATCGTAAGCGGTAAACCGCTCCTCTTTAGAACCGCACCATATATCCACCTGGAGCGTGAGATCGTAGCTACCCACGACATACTTGGCCGGTGCTTTGTGCTCGCCTACCTCGGGCTCCTCGATCTCTTCTAACAGGTAGGGGGAAAGCTCAGGAGAAAATTCAGGCGTGCCTTGCGTGATTATGGAAAGCGCAGGATATATGAGCTCATTGTTCGCTTCGGGAAATTCTTCGAGCACTTGCTCTACGGTAGCGATGAGCGCCATCTCCGAGCGAAGGTAATCGCCAAAAGCACGAACGATAGGCTTCAGTGGGAGTACATTAGGCAAGGCGTCTTAACTCCTGTCGTATGTTCTCCACGATCGTCGGGAGCATATTTGTCAAAACATGGCGCGGCTTCATTCCGTGCTGCGATATTTTCTTCTGAGTAGCGAACGCCAGGGATCTCACCTGCTCGGAGTAGTTAGGCGGCTGCGAGGAATCGTTCAGTACGCGCTTGGCCCACTCCAGGAGGGGTTTTAGCGGCGGGGTGAAGGGGCGAGCACCAAACTCGATTATCGGCGCGTGAGGAGCCGAATTGCCGATTATGGCGTGCGTTTCAGTAACCGTGAAGCTCCAGGATTGTGCGTATAGGCCGGTATCCACAGGGCTGTTCCTTACGAGCTCAGGGATCGACTTAGCGAGTCCACTCGCAAAACCTTTTCGCTGATTGTCGATGTGCATCTCGGTAAACTCCCCGAGGGCATCTGCGAACTTTCCGAGCTCTACGCGCCTGGTAGTCATTTCTTCCTCAGATTATGTAGCAGTGCCCCTACCCCGACGATCGCTATTCCGGCGTATGCTTGCTTCGCACCTTTTTTCATTTGCTTCGCGCCCGAGCGAGCGAGATTCTTGTGCTGCGAATACTTAGAAGGAATTCCTTGCATGCGAACCGCATGACCAAAATTTTGCCCGGCTTTTTTCATTCCCTTAGCGACGTTGAATGCGCCGATTCCTGCCGTAGCAGAACCGGCCGCTACTAAGGGTTTCGCGTATCCGCCACTTTTCTTTTTGGCGGATTTTTGGCGGATAGGAATCACTTTGCCATTTTTACGAATGAACTTTGCTTCGCCGCTCATGACTGTGTTCCCCGTTGATCGGTGAGCCTTCGCACATGCACGTCCCAGGAAACATATCTCTCGTGAACGTGAATCACGCGATAAAACTCGGTGCCTATCTTAAACAACTTCACTACGTTCTTCGCAGCCGACTTACAGTTTATGTCACTCTCAGCGTATTTACGCTTCGAGATATGATAAACAATAAGGTCGCCCTCCGTGGCGGTGCCGCCTTCCTTGACTAGTCGATCATGCGCAATGTCCCGGATTCCGGGCACTGGCGTGAGCTCCTGCACAACTTCTGTCATCGTTCCTTCACCTGGGGCTCTCCCCGTCCAGGTTCGTGTCACGACGTAAACCGGTCTAAGTGCCGCGCCTAGCTTATCGCGGATCTCAAAAATCTTGTCGGAGCATCCTTTTATGGAGTCCACGAGTTTGGTCATACACAAATACTCGCGTTCACTCCCGAGCCCGAGCGCATTATTTCAATGTCCAGCATGTCGGAAAGTTCGCGCAATAACCGTAGCTTCTCGCGCCGCAATTCGCGAAGCTCCTCGGGATTCGTTTCGATATCCCCTACGCGCTTAGCAGACAACCGGCACACAGCATCGGCGATCGCCGTATCGAGCGCCAGGATCTTATCCATCCAATCGAGAATGTTGTTCTCAATTTCCGTTGTGAGATTATCCAAACGATCCGCTAGGATCTTACTGTAATCAGTCGAGCCTACGATCAAAGACTTCGCGGGCCATCCTAGCTGGAAAATAATGTCGGCTTTGCTTTGGGCGGAAAGCGCCATTTACTTCTTACCTTTTTTGCGCTTGGGCTCAGACTCCAGGGGTTTACTTTCCTCGGGCTCTTTTGGCTGCTCGGCTTTAGGCTCCACCTTGGCGGGAGACTCCAGCGCCTTACGCTTTTTCTCTAATTGTTCGAGGTACATTTGTCGGCGACGGGCAAATAGCATTGTTTCTCCTAACTAAAAAGGGTCAGGGTCTAAACCCTGACCCCTATCAACATTCCAGAATTCGCGATTTTTACAGTCGAACAAGTTCCAGGATCATCACTGCGCCGGTAAGGGCAACAGCGGTGCCGGAATCTGTTTCGTTGTAAACTGCTTTCAGGTCAGTACCGGCCGCGATAACTTCTTCCGCTGCAACGATGTTCATTGCTTTGGAAACTTTATCCGCGAGTCCATTTTCATGGGCTGCACGAGTATCGAGTTCCGCGATTACCGTAGCGCCGCGCTGCAAAGAAAGCTGCACGAAATCCGTGTCGCTTGCCGCGATCGCTGCGCCGTTCATTATACGAGAAGAAACTAATTTCGACTTGTGGAGAACGTGCGCCCCTAAGACTTCCGCGTCTGCCGAAGGCGAGCCCAGAGGGATCACCAACTGATATGAATTGTTTTCGTTATTGAGTGCCATTTTATAAACTCCTAATCCGGTTAAAAACTCTCGGGGGCCGAAACCCCCGATCTGGTTGCACACTCGCCCAATTAGGCAAGTGTTACGAGCATGCGTGCTGTTCGCTTATCGAGTGCAGCAACTTTGCCGTGGAAACTCTTCACGCCGTACCATTCGTTCGACGTGAATACCCATTCACGCTGGAGAAGGTCGTAGTCACTTTCGAGCTCCATGTCTTGCTTCACGCAGATTCCGTAAGGGTTCGCCTTATGGATAAACGCGTATCGCGTAGCCTTGCCATCGACAGTGCTTCCCGCAGGAAGAGTATCGACAACAACAACCGCCATACCGAGCAAGCGGCCCATGAATCCATCTACCATTGCCATCGGATCGTTGGCATCGGCTTTCAGGAATCCAGAAGTCGAGTCATTCATCAAGGTGAGGAAAGACAAGCTGTGCATGTAGCAGATTATTGCGTCGTTACCTTTGTCACCAAAGGCTGTGATCTTTGCAGTGTTCAGGTTACGCACGTTCATCTGGTCGGCTGCGGCGGCGGCGGTGAAGCCATCCTCGTAGTTACCGGATGTACTCATTTCCGTCAGAAGGTCGGCATCCACTTTTTCCGCATGTACGCGGCCAAGCTGACGCTGAATCTCGCTGATGATAAGAGAGGAACTAGCTGCGGATTTCTTGAAGGCTTTCTTCTTAATACCCACGGCCTTGCCCACTTCTTTCACTGTGCAAGAGAAGCTATCATCCTGGAGCTTATCGACGAGTAGACCAGCGGATTCCGCAGGTTCTTCTACCGCACCGATAGACTTAAAGAATGGGAAATTTACGGTTTCACCTTTACCGGCATCGGGCTTGAGACTCTCATCTCTAAGCGCGATAGCGCCATATACTAACTTACGATCAAAATATGCGCGGATATGATCCTGCCAAACTTTTGGCTCGAATACAAAATCGGCTGCTACTGTTGCTGGCATGTGCGATCTCCCTAATCAAGCTCGTATTAAACTACGAGCAGTTTCTTTTGTTTCGCTTCCGAGAACAGGCGGTTATAGAGTTCGGGATTCTTCACATAAAGCTGCGACTTCTCGGTAATGTTCATACGCACGAATTTTTCGAGAGTCACTTCCCCATCCTTCGCACCTGGCTCGGGGGGATCTTTCTCTTCTCCATCAGCGCCTTTTCCGTCGCCGACACTCGTACTCTTCGCATTACCTTTGACTGTTTTCTTTGCCGATTGAGCGATCTCATCTAGCAATTCGTCAGTCAACTCTTCGCCTTCTCCTAGTGATTCCAATTTCTTGTTCACTAGAAACTCGAAGTATTCAAGCGCATCTTTCTGTATACCGTACTCAACCGCAGCACTCAGAATCGCGATGTTAACTTCCAATGCTGCTGTCTTACTGGAAAGGCTTTTAATCTTTTCTTCGGGTTCTTCAGAATCATCCTCAATAACCCCAGCTTCGACTAATCCCTTTTTCAGTTTGCTCAGTTGCGAATCAAGGTTTTTATTCTTGGTTCGATGACTAGCACTTTCGGTTCGCAAATCTTTGATAAGTTTTTGGACTTTCGGATCTAGCTTTTCAAGATCAACTTGACCGCTGTCACCATCATCCTCGCTGACTTCTTTTTTCTCGTCAGCTTTCTTATCGTCTTGCTTACCTTTGTCCTTATCCTCAGCACCGGGCTGATCTTCGGGTTTCTTTTTTTCTTGATCGTCTACACCTGGCATACGACTCCCTTTCCGTCGCACCTGGCGACTGTATAAAAGTCTAAGCTACTTCTCCCAAACTTGTCGATAGGGAACTAGAATCGCTCGGTCGTTTGGTCGGTCAGGCGGTGCCATAAACACGCGCACTTTACCTTTATACGTGTATTTAAACGGTTCATCGACCCCCACAATAGGATTTTTACGCGCTAACAGTTTAGAATCGTCGCCGGTTCGCGCATCCATGGGGTGAATCAAAGTTTTTTGAAGATCTGGCAAATAATCGTCGCGCACACCGGACATGCTTTTCATTTTCGCAATGTTGTATACGCCGTGAAACTCGGTACGCGCAATTCGGTGGAGCTTCCACTCTTCGCCTTGAAAGAACCGGCCGAGGTTTCTGACCACGGTTGATAGTGGGGCTTCCATTAGCGCCTGTGTGGAAAGCGTGGAGGTAATCTGAGAAATGAGATCCTGCCCATACGCATCGATGCTGCTCTCGTATTTGTTCAAGAGAAAATTATTCGTTTCCTCCATGACTAGCACGCGGTTCACATCGATAGGCGTCACGGCCCCCAGGAATTCTTTATCAAACTTTCGGATTTCCGCTAACTGATGATCGACACCCTTGAGCGCCGATTCTTTTGCGAGATCATTCATCCCCGTCTTGAGTGAGGAGCTCATCGCTGCGATCGCCGCCTCAACCTGCACGAGCACGCCGCGTAGTCGCTGCGACGTGAACGTACCCTCGGGAATGTAGTCTAAGCGATCCCGGAGCTCCTGGCGCACTTCCTTGTAGCGCGTGAGAAGTTGCCGCGCTTGGCGCTCCTCTAACTTCAAAACCTCTTGAATGTGGTTTTCCACAATCCCCAGGCTGTCTACATTCTCGAAAAAATCAGGCATGTCAGAATTTTAGCGTGCCCTGCCCGGTTACACGACTTTTAAATTTAATCGGGATTTGCTGACTTCGCGGCATCCCTTTCATTCGCGCACGGGTAAACTTAAACAGATTCCCTAACCCTTTTACACCGAGGCGTCGGTAGTAAATCGCACCCGCAACACCGGCCACTGCACCTCCACCCGAAACGTCAGCGGTGATTCCTTCAGCAATGCTATCAGGATCATCGATGCGCTCAAGGCCCTGCGATAACACTGACCCACCCACCAGTGCACCGAAACCAAGGATCAAGTTTCGAGATTTGAAAAGCATTCGCGATCGAATCCTAGTTTTCACGGCCGCTTGCTGAGCAGATTTACGCGAGCCAACACCGGGAAGGAAATCGAACCCCATCTGCCCCGCCTGTGCGCGTCTTAGCGCACGATGCGCAACACCGAACTTTATTTTAGCTTCGGTGCGCATAGCGGCCGCTTTCCGAACGGCCCACGCTCCGGCTTCGCCTGCCGCCGCTGCGATACCGAATCCAGCGGCCCCGAGTGCACCAGCTTTGCCGAGCTCAGGTTTATCGGCTTTCTTACGGCGGATAGGCACAATGCGTCCCTTGATCTTTCTGAATACTACTTCACCTTTATTTCGATCTTTCATTTTTTATTCCTTATAGGAACGATTCGGCCACGGATCTTCACAAAGCGAACACCCTTCCCTCGCAAATTTATTTTTCGATCAGTAAGATTCTTCACAGCTTCGGCTGCTTGCTGACCAGCGGGGCGATTAGGGAATTGTTTTGATATTCGACGAAACGCTTCTAAATTTGAGCTACTCCACTTTGCTTTTAATTTTAAGTGCTGCCCCCGATGCTCGCGTAAAGCAAACGCGGCCATTTTTCTATGCCGCTTTAACCCATCTAAGAGTCTTTTCCCTTTTCGCCCGGTGATTTCTTTCATGAGGCCATTAGCCTCACGTACTGCGGCAAGCGATCTAGGGTGAACGGTAGTTCGGATCTCCTTAAACGAAGAGAGCATCTTCTTTTGCGTATCAACAAAGTGATTTATCCGCTTTAAGTTTAGATGCGCCAGCTTTTTGATAGGCATTAGAACGCTCCGAACGGATTAATCACCGGCTGCGCGGCAACCTTCGATAACTCCTCTTCGATGTTTTCAATTCCGAAATCTTTAGCCACCCATCGCAAAACAGTTTCACGCGAAATGATATTCGCATTCGCGGCCTGGAGGCCCACGTTTAACTTGTCGCGAAGATCCACGATCGTAAGCGGGAACACTGGAGGCCACTGTACATTGATATTCAGGCTTTGGATCTTAAACTCAGGCGGAATCATGAGCCCGAAGTCAGCACCGTCTTGCATCAAGCGGAGCATGGTAATCGTGATCTTGAGCACGAGCGCCACTAACTGCGGCTCTACGATCGGACGCATCTCATCGATGAGCTCCACGAATGGATCGTTGAGAATCTCCATTGCCTTACCCGATAGTGCATTCCCGTCGAGCTTCTCAGGATCGTGCAGCGTGATTCGCGCTGTATCTTGGAATGCTAAACGGATCGTGTCACGGAACTTGATCGCGGTTTCCACGGCACCCAACTCGGACTCAAGGAAAGATGCTTTACCTTCGCGCCCCAAGTTCCAGGCTTTGGTGGACGATTTTATCAAGCCCTCGATCTCTTCGGAATCTAATCCTTTGATCGTGACTTGCGGCTCTTGGTTGTAACTAATCGCTTGCGAGCTCTGCGAAATGCTGTAGTTGATATCATCGATTAGATCAAGGTTGTCGGCCAGGAGGGAAGGCCCGTCCGGGTTGTGTTGATTCTCGCCTGTGCGGAACCACTCGCCTTGCACATAACCTAAATCATGCTGCACGCTTTCGACCACTTGGAACACCGGCTCGTGACTCTCTTTGTACTCAGGATTGTCATAAAGCGTATCGGCTAAGCGCCCGAGATCGAGTCGATACCACTTCTTTCGTGGCGCACCCTTCTCATCGATATCAGCCTCATCACAATAAACGTACTGAATCCGCACGCTCACGAGCTCATTGATAGAATCAAACACAGGGTAGCAATACTTCGAGTCATAGTGCTCTACGTGAACAGCGGCCGACGCTTCGTCACTGACCATAGCCTTGAAGCGCACAAAAGTTGAGCCCACGGCGGTAAGCCTTCGCATCGGCTCAGCGAGCTTCGCCTGGAGCCTGGTCATCTTCACGATCGTCTGAATTAGTTGCTCCGTGTCAGGATCTTCCTCGATCACTAGCTTAGGAAACGTGTTCTTACCAACGAGCTTGGCCGCTACGCGTGCCGAAAACACTTTCGCCAGGTTGTATGTGAGGCGCGGCTTTCGCTGTCTGACGGGCACGTAGTCGCCATCACACGAGGCCCTGTTCGCGGCCTCCCAATCCATCAGGCCATCGTACTGGCGGTTCTCGTAGTACGAATCATACTTTTCGAGCTTGTCCGATCGGTAGAGCCGAACCTTGCCACCAGGTTGAGAGATTATCCCTAGGTTGAAGGCTACACGTTTCGCGCTACGCGATAGGTTCGAGAAGCTACGCGAGGAATTCATCTCGGTGCGCTTCTTAGGTGGGATGTAATCTGGCATGTTGCTCCTCTAGGAGTATCGCTTCAAATAGTCAATGGCCCGGCCAAACAGCACAGGGTTGTCCTTAAATAATCCTAACCCTTGATTACACTTAGCGCAAAGCAGTCCCCGCACTTTCCCGTTCTCGTGGTTATGGTCTACGTTTAGAGAAGTTTTAAGCGCCGACGAGTGGACCCCACATATCGCGCAGGAATCCGCTTGCTCCCTTTCCATCTCTTTATACCGTTCCAGTGTAATCCCGAACCGATACCAAAGGCGGTAGCCTTTTTGCTTTTCCCGGCCGGTGCCGGTCGTGTATCGGCGTTGCTGCTCTTTGTACTTCTCCGTGTGGCGATAACGAAAGATCACGGCCTTTCGTTTCTCGGACGCAGCATAGTTCACCTGGTATTTCTTTCGGCATTTTTTACAATGCGATGACCGCCCGTCTTTTTTACCCTTCTGCGTATGAAAGTCAGAAAAATCCTTCTGAACTTTACACTTAGGACAAATTTTCATCTTCCCCCCATCGGATTTACGCTTAGCTCAGACATTCGATAGCGATTATTTACCAGATTCCAAAGCATTTCCAGCGTATCACCGCAATCGTCATAATCGCCGTGCGGAAAATCCTCAAGCTGATTCATAAACTCAGTGCCCAAGTTTCGGTTAAACAAGATCCAGCCGTTCGTGACTTTGGGCTCTAACGTGTAAATCCTTTTCTCTTTATTCTCCATGTTTTCAACGTCATAGAAAGAAAGATTTAGTTTTTTACCAAGTTTGCTCTCGATGCGCGTTCGCTCGGCCACGATATTCTGCATCAGTAAATTTCGATAAAGGTTTGTTTCCACAGCGAATTTCTCGTAGTGATAGACCGCGTGCTTCTCGAAAATCTCCCTTATGTACTCGGTCGGCGGCTTTCGCTTGGTCCAATCGTCGTGCACGAAAAGACGATTCTTGGCGTCACTAAAGCCCGTCAGCAAACAAGTGTAATCGCCTAGCTTTCCTTTCTTGGCTTTCGTCTGACCGGTCGAGGGGTCCATTGCTCCATACGCTCGCATGTGATCGAACGGAACGAACACTCCTGTTTTCTCGATGACGAATCCCCGCTCGTTTCCGCGAGTCTCCTCGTGATAGAAATGAAATTCACTGAACACCTTATCCTCGGCTCCCAGGGGTTCATTCTGTTTTTCTTTCATGAACGACGGGCGGCCGATCTCGATCATCTCTTTCATGAGAAATAAATATGATTCGCGATCCGGCCACAGCACATGCGTGCCCTTGAGCATCTCGTCTTTGCGCTCGTGGAAAAAAGCATCGGAGTCAGCCAGGCGTGTAGGGTTGTCGATATTGATTAGGATCTTCCGCCACTCTTCCCAAAGATCCTTGCGCTCGGCCCACGAGATCACAGACTTGTAGAGCCTTCCGTTGTACATCGGATTTTTCAGGAGATTCTTTAGAAGTGAATCGCGGTGGAGAACCGTACCGATGAGCTCAATGTTCACGTCCTTAGCCCCGGCTTTGACTACATCCTCGTGAAACCAATTCTCGCGCTTCTTTCTCAGCGCCTCATTGAACACTTCTTCCGAGTGCTCCACGTCATCGAGAACTATTTTAGATGGTCGAAAAGGGCCGAATCGAATTCCACGTATTTGTGCGCCCGCCGAAAAGCCCTGTACCTTGACCTTAAAATTTCCATTGTGAACGATGAACCCGCTCTCATTGACTCGCGAGCTCGGAAAGCGAAGTCCGAAATCGATAGCCAGGCGAGGGTTGTTAAGTATCTCGTTCCGAATGTCCTGAAGTTTTTGGACAGTCTGCGCATCTGTATTTGAGATAATGACGATGAACCGCTCCAAGCGATAGCAGATATCATGGAGGCATTTAATAAGGGCTTTGTGCGTTGACTTTGCGTAGCCACGAGGCGCGCCGCGTGCACGTCTAATACCTCTTTCACCGAATTGAGTTTCGAGGAAACTGTCGCGATGAAATTCGTTAAATGGATCTGTACAAAAATGCGGAAAATAGTAAGCCGCAAATAGCTCCAGGTCAGTAGCGCAACGAGCCCATAGCGTATAGTGAACCTTACGTTCATCGCTTCTGTAGCTTTCCAATAGTGCCGAGAAGCTCTCCGAAGAAAGATTCGCGGTCTGCTGAATCGTCATCTTTGTTTCTGTCGAATAGTCCCACATGTTTCACCAACACCCCTAAAGCTATACCATCGTCCTTCAAACGAACGCTTTTGTCAGTCCCGAATTTCGTTTCTCGGATCGTTACCTCGGTCACGTTGTCGAGCCCACGCTTCTTTAATTCCTTAGAACTCTTGAGAGTGATTTTGTTGTTGTCCCATTCCATCAGATCACTCAGCTTCGCGTTGCAGCGATTCCATAGAAGTTCGAGCACTTGATCTTGCGTAATTTGAAGACGTTTGTTGCGTGCCGCTTTTAATTCCGCGATTCGCGCAGAAACCCTAGCGTTTCCTAGCAGCTTTGGTCCATTCGCATCGGCTGTGGAATCTGCGCACTTATACACCGCTTTGTAAGCGTGAGTAGCGTTCAGATGTTTTAGAAACTCTTGGCAGAATAGCTCTTGCTGTTCGGTGAGCTTACCGGCCTTGCCTCCAGGTGCCTGACCTGAATCAAGGGCTTTTTTGGACTTCGGCATCTAGCCTCCCTCCCTTCCTTGGTTCTCTCCAGAATACGACGCCAGGGGGGTTAAAAGCAATGTCCTGTACTGCTTCATGTGATTTCAATAACTTACAGACTTACTGTCCCCTGCTGTCCCTATGCTGTCCCCCCCTACTGTCCCCACTAATTCTTCTTTCTTTTCAATAATTTATAAATAAAAAATAGAAAAAGGGACAGCAGGACAGTAGAAATGCCCAAAAGTTTTTGGAAAAAAATACGGTATTTCTGAAAAAAATTAACGCTGCTATTTGGCTAATTCTCCAGAAACTTTTAGAGCAAAGTGCTGTCCCCCCTGTCCATGTCAAAAATGAGCCTAATTGTATAAGAATTACTACCACTTACAGAGGCAAGGGTGGGGCCACTAGAAATGCTCTGTACTGTCCCACGCGCTATAAACCCCTGGGGATGACTCGACGCGTTCAGATTTCCCTGTATTTTTTACACGAATTTTAGGTGCTAGTAGATCGGAAAGATCAAGATAAGTGGTGCATGCGCACCGCCCCTTTTTTGTATAGCTACCTGTGTCAAAACCTTCATATATACAAGCCACCTGGCACTTTGCGCTAAGCACCAAAGTGAGAACGAGAAAGTCACAAAACTTCCTCCATTTAACGCATTGCCCCATATATGCCATACATGACATTATAAAAGGTTTTTGTCATGCAGTATAGGGCATCACGAATCGCGAATCGTGATAATTCGCATCTTGGCGATCGGCTCAAGATCCTTGTTTCCTTTGACGTAATCTTTTACCCAGGTGAACCCTTCGACGCAGTATTCACCAGTGCGATCCTTACCAATGGTGTTCGTCTTACGCCAATGTCCTGACACGCGCCAGGAGTGCTGCCAGTCGATCTTTCCGCCGGTAACGGCCGCATACGAATCGCGAATCGCTTTTCTCGGGAGAACGTGAATTATGCGCTTAACCTCGTGGTACTTGCGCGAGCCGCGCTCCATGTATGGAACTACGAGAGAAGTTTTTTCCACGGCGAGCTCTTGGCCTTTGGTGAAGATCTCTGTGAATAGTGCAAACAGGTGCGGTGAAATATCGTTGTTGTCGACGTCTTTGAAAACTGAGAACACGCCCCTGTGTTTATCGTCGGCCAGGAGGCTCCACGTGGCTGTGGTGTAAAGCCCTGGCGCTCGCTCGTGAATCATAAGCGAGATGCACATGGCGTTTGAGAAGTGTGGCGGGTTTGCGTAATAGAGCATCGGCGCGTGGGGCGACTCGATGAGAATGGTTTTAAAAGGAAGTGGTAGCGGTTCGCGAATCGTCCCCGGCGTTTTAGCGTACTTTGCGACGCGTTCTAGTTTCTGAATCATCGCTTCTTTGCCCACGTAGAAGCATTCAGCGTTTAGGATTTCTTTCATGGGGATATTACTGCCCATGTGCTGAAGGGTTTGTGCGTTCTCCACGTATTTGCGTACCCCGAGCTTGAACCCTAGTGCGAAGGCGTTGTGCTCGGGCTGCAAGTCTAGCATGTTGCCCCTGGCGTCTTGATGGATGGTCATTTCTTCTCCCAAAAGTTTTTAAGCGCGACGTTCGCAATTCGCTGCGTGGCTCGCTCTACTTCGTCTTGAATTGCCATTTCGTGCACGTTGTAGCCGTTGCGCAGCCTAAGAGCCGTGTCCCAAAGATATTGCGTGATGCAGTGGCAGAGCTCGTGGACTATGGCTTCCTCTTGCGCTTGCTTCGATTTTTTAAAGAACGCCGGGTAGACCCGAATCAAGGCGTTCAGGTAAACCACGTCGGGCGAAATGTCGGCTAGGGTATTGTAGCCTTCTTTGTTGGAGCAGTTTTCTGTGGGGTACTCTAAGTTAAAGTACCACTCGCTCAGGAATAGGCGCGGCCGCCACTTGTCGATGAGCCGCTGAATTTCTTTTCTCTCTTTAGGTGTTGGCATCACTTTACTCCTTTGATGATAAGAACCGACAAAATCCCTACGGCGACTCCGAAACAAAAAATCGAAAATCCAAGTAATAAGCTCATGGTAATTCTCCTATGTCTAAAAATTGCGTTTCGTTCACTACTATCACCTGCATTCCGGCAACGGTAGTAACGGTGCCTCCACCGGTTCGGAGCTCATCCCCAAGTTGCGTGAGGAGCGTGCGACAAATAAGTACCGCGTCGCTTTGCTTTCCCTCATTGAGTCGCGAAGCGCGAATCGCTTCTATGCGCTGGAGTACGGAAATTTCCCGATCCACCACTGGCGGTAGGCGATTGATGATGAGCTCTCGCGGTGCTCGGATTAAGATGCGAGCCCACTTCTTTGTGATTATTTCAATGTCTGCGCCGATCTTGACGCGCTCCTCGGGTCTAAGGGTAAGAACTAAGTGGCCCATTATTGTTTCTCCTTTGGTACGAATCCTAGGCATACAGGTTGAAGTGCTTTGAAAGTTGAGCCGCACGATGTTGCGAATCCGCGTTTAGCGTGCTCCTCGGCGAATTTTTGAGCATCTTCGCGACTGTCTGCGCGTACTATGACGTGCAAGGTATCCACTTTTTCGACAACGACCGCATATTCTTGTGTGTACTTTTTCATTAGTAATCCCCGCTTCCTATGTGACAGATGATTCCGGTAAGGGCTCGTGCGCGAACACGCTCGCCATCTTCGCGAATGTAGGCTCGGCTCGCACGCTTCTGGTAATCAGGAATCAGCGTGCGAAGTCGCCGGTCAAAGATCGCTTTCTTAATCACGTCGCGCCGGTCGATTCCAGAATCTTCGCAGAATCCCGCATAGGACCGGTACAGGTCGCGCACGGTGGAAAACTTTGTGCTGGCGAGATCTTCGACGTCTACTTCGCTTTTGTACCAATCGAGGAGCGAGTCGGCCATTTGTTCGTACTCCATGAGATCCTCATCCTTTTGGAGTTGCTTTGCGAAGCAGCCACGCTTTTTGAGCTCGTGATAGGCGGTCAGCATCATGTTGAAAATACCGGGGAGCTCTTTCGCCATCTTGTCTTGGATGTGCACGTCCACGTTGTTGTTCTCGGCGGAGAATGTTTGGTTAAATGGCACGATGAGGAATCTTCGGAAGAAACCCCTGGAGGCATCAGTTGTGGAGGGTAGCGCGTTACAGGAAAAGATTAGCTTCGCTCGGTTACGCATGGGATACGAATTCTTATAGAGCTTGCGCACGTTGAGTTCGCCGCCTGACACCAGGTTTTTGAATGTCGTGGTATCCATGAACTTGTTAGGAGTCTCCTCAGTGATATTGAACAGAGTTCCGTCCAAGGCGGATCGGCGATCGATAGAATTGATTTCGGAAAAGCTCAGTGTTTGGTACGAACCGCGACCCGCGACTTTCTTTAGGATATCGATGAATGTCGATTTACCGTTCGATCCCTCGCCTTCGAGTACCAGGGCCTTGGCATATTTGCACTCATCGCCGGATAGGGAATAGCCGCCGAATTCTAGTAGCGTTTTGATTAGGATCTCTTTCCCGCCAGTTACTTCGTGGAGGAACTTGGTGAACACCGGGGCCTTGGCCTTTGGATCGTAGTCATACGGTAGGGTATACTTGAACCAGTTGTCGGGCTCGTGTGGGCCGAACTTTCCGGTTTTTAGATCCAGCACGCCGTTTTTGAAGTTCACCTTGCATACAGAATTTTCGGCCATCTCTTTAGGGTCCACGAGATTCCAGCGGTGGACTAGCTTTCTAAACTCCTCGGCGGATTCGGATTTCACGAAAGGGTCAAAATGCCGCTGCGCGAAATTCTCGAGCTCGGAATTCCCGATCTCTTCCCAATGGGTCGTTTTCCACGTCCAGCAAAATTTGTCGTGGGATACGAACTTGTGCGATCGCTGGAAGAAGGTGAGGAGATCCTCGAAGTTGGGCTTTCCGATCTTCATGCGGCCGGTTTCAGGGTCGAACACTATATTATGAAAGCCGGTGGCCTCGGTTTTGATGGTTTCCGCCGACCGAAGCATGATCGGTGAGTTCAACTTCTGGAAGTTCGGGCACGCGTGGCACTTGCCCCATACCTGATTGATCGAGGCGCAGGTGCGCGGGCCGGAAGCCGTGAGCGCCTGGTTGATCTTCAGATCCGTTTCGTTGGGGGAGTAGGACTTGTGCCCTTTTGAAATTTCGTGCGAGAGTTTGTGGCCTTCTTCCATCCTGGCGGTGATCGAGAGGAGCGCGTACCACTGCGGCTCCTGGATCTTGTCGGGGTTCTCACGACTAAACTTGAGGAAGTTGCAGCCGTTTAGAACCGCTTCGTTTTCCACCTTTGGAAAGCGTTTGAAGTATTCCTTGTCGATCTGCTCCTCGGGTTTGATTGTTGGGAGCCCGCTCGCGAGCGATATGTCGAAATTGATCGGAACGATTTTCCCTTGAATGAGAGTACACGGAACGTCAGCTCCCAGGTGGGGCTTGCGGTTCACGGTGCCAGGAAGGCGCATGAGGCGGCGAGCATCGAATACGCTCGGGTCAGTTTCGTGGGGGAGTCCTTTCTCTTTAAAGGCCCGCTCAAGCTGATGCAGAATCGCTTTATAGTGGTCACGGAAATTCTTATAGAATTCCTTGTCCACGATCGGCGTAAAGAGCCCTATATAGA